GTAGGCGGTAGATAGCATAAGATTGGCACAACCTAAAGATATTTATCCGAACTCTTCATTCCTTCGATGATCAAGATAGGAGATGATTTCATTACGCCACTCCATCAACTCATTGAAACATTCTTGATTATGAGCGCATTGGCGCAGTTGATGATCTGGTTTCAGTACACTTTCATAGAAAAGACCCAGAGCATCACGACGTTTTTCGCTTTTTTCGGACATTAGAACTCCTTGGTTTGCGTTTAGTCTTGAGTTGGTTGTTGATAAAATCAACTGCCTGTTTGTATGTATTAAGAGTTGCAACTTGTGCTCCCCCATGTACTATAACAAACTTTTTAGTATTCCCAAGTGGAACAGCAGCCCAGATACCATCTTTTGTAACATATCCAAGAGGATTTGTTGGTTTAGGATCAAGCAGCGAAGGATAAGGTATGAATGATTTTAGATACTTACTCAAAATACAGCGGTAACATGAACAATAGTAGCGCCAGGATTGCGTGCCAGTGCTACTTTTCGGGCATCTTCGTAGTCTACTGCGACTACAACTTCATCCCAAACAGTGCCAGCTTTGTAGAGTTGAACTTTGACTTTCATGATCAGCGACGGACAACAGAAATAGCAGGTTCACCCTGCTCAAAAACAGTATCAACAACCGCTTGGACGCTCCGTGCGGTGCCGATACCGACCTTATCATACACAGGGACACATACAAGTCCAAACGTCTTGTGACGCTTTCCAAGGCGGATCACGCGACCGATAGACTGACTGATACCAATGTAATCCATGTTACGCATGAACAACACGGCTTCAAGTCCCTTGACATTGATACCTTCAGACAGAATAGAATGGTGCATGATGACAAAACGAGTATCATCTTCACCCCACTGATTCAGAGTCTTGAAGAACTGCTCACGGGAAACTTTCTTGCCGTTGATGATAGCACCAGTCTTAGAAGTGATATACATCCAGTTGTATCCACGCTCCTGAAGTTGCATACAGAAGTCAGACTCACCAACCAAACGAACAATTTGCTTGGTAGAACGTGCAGCAACAAGAACTTTGTTGACTGATTGCTCATCCAAAGTTTGCAACAGGTTCTCACTATCAGACAGTTTGAAGTCACCCTGAGGCAGAGTCTTGACTACAACTTTAGGAGGAAGAATGTAACCCTCTTCAACCAACTGAGGAGCTGGAACATTGCAGATGACATTGCCATAAACGGCAGTATCATTCATGCCAGGTTTGAAGATGGTAACAGAGTGTTTAGGAGTAGCAGTGAAAAAATAGCAGCGGTCAGCGTCAGTAGAAAAATGTTCAGTGGCAGGGAAGAAATTACGCTGGACAGAATTGTGCGCTTCATCAAAATAAATGGTGTTGACTTCAATGTCTGCTGCTTGTACTTTGTGCAGAGAATGATAGGTGGTAAAGATGATGCAGTTCTCACCTGCTGTACGGGCAGTGTTAGCGAACAGATGAATCTGTTCAGGGTTAGTGGTATGGAAGAACTCAACATCACCACTGTGAACGTGCATCACATGGGCATTGTGACCAGGAGAAAGCAACTCAAGAAACTCCTTGCAAAGTTGTTCTGCAAGAAGAATACGAGGAGCAACAACAACAAAAGTCTGACCATGATGACGGACTTCCATGTTAGTAATGGCGTCATCAATCATGCAGATAGTCTTACCACCACCCGTAGGAATGATGACTTGACCTTTATCATTCTGCCACATTGCATTGACTGCTTTACGTTGGTGTGGACGAAGTGTGATGGTCAAGTCTGCCCTGTTCAGTATGGATATATTATAGCAGAGTGGGGACTCTACCGGTGAACCCTGTGACAGTAAAAGAACTGGATCAAAAGCTACAGCTCTCTTATCAAAAGGGACAAAGATACTCTACTCATGGAAGTAAGTTATGTCAAGCCCTATCTTGTTCAGATATATTTCCAAAGAATGTTGTGATAGCATATCTACCATATCCTTCATAATAATCAGAGTCTTTAATAGAAACTTTATTGACACCATGTTTCACCCAACCAGGGAAAACTATCAATGAGTTGTTATCACATCCATACTCATAATCATATTCAGGAAAGAATAAGTCACCACCCTCATATTTCTTAGGTTCTTTATTGAAGTAAGTAAATGCTAGGAACTGAGTTGACTTATCAAGGTGTGCACGATAGTATTCTTTATCGTGATAGTATCTGATCTTTGTAGCATCAAAGTTTGACATTGGTGCAATAGAGCAACACCCATGAATATCAGCGAAAGCATCAAGAACACCAGAAGTAAATATCTTTCTATTGACAGTCAAGATATTAGACATTGGTCTAAAGTTTGGGTTACCATTGATGCCCTGCCAGTTACCACTTGAATAGTTTCTATAAAGTTGATCTAAGATAAGAGCACTAGAGTTTGTATATCCAACAATGCCACCAAAGTCCTCTGCTTTCAGTAACTTTCCTGGTTTTGTGTAGAAGTTAAGTTCTTCCCAGATAAGTTCAAGTTCCTCTTCATTGTAAAAGTTCTTGACAATAATGTGTGGGAATGGTTCTTCATATCGAATAAGTTTCAAAGTTTCTGTCATTCTCGTCCTCCATTATCTTGAACCACTGCCCATGTAGTTGCAATATATTTTGTTCCACCAATGGGTGGATTACCTCTGTGAGTATGTGTAAACCCAGCAGGGAAGATGATCACATCTCCAGTGACTGCTTCTTCCCGTAAGTTTTGATACAAAAACTCTGTCTCTCCGCCCTCAAATTCATCATTCAGATACACCTGAATGACAAAAGATCTTGGCGATGAAATGTATGAACCATTCTCATAATGCCAAGAATGGAATCCACCACCAGCAGGTATCTTCTTTAACTTACAGTCGTAAACAGCAAACTCGCTTTGCTGTAACAGACTAAACATGTTCACATATTCATCAATACAAACCTTCATGTTAGGTAGGATCTGCTGTGATATTCTCGACGCAGCAGTAACATCTAGATTAAAACCATTGTTTACATTTATGGTTTTATTATCAACTTGATGAAGTTTTTCCGTATCATAAAATAGTAAATTATTGTTATCTAGATAGTCAATATACTCAACTAGATCTGCACACTCTTTCCTAGAGAACGCACCACGATAGCGCACAACAAAATTATCAGACATAACAAAGTATTTTTAGATATTTATGCTACACCTGTTGCGGTTGAATCACCTGTAATTTGTCCACCACTTACAACATCAACTTGAATGTTTGAGTTAGTTCTACGAATAGCAGCACCATTTGATCCTGCTCCACCATTTGAACTGTCTAAATTTCTTCCACCACCCCCACCTTGGACACTTTCAAAAGGATCACCACCACGTCCACCATTAGCACCAATAGCTTCATTAGCATTGTTTCCACCTGATCCACCTTCACCATTTTCTTCTAGTTGACCAGCAGAACCACCAGAACCGTTCTGAACTTCATCGGCATTACCTGACTGTCTCACTCCACCTCTTCCACCATTTCCAGCAGGCAGACCTGAACCACCGCCGCCACCACCGCCGCAGGCACTTCTATCAGCACCTGAGTCAACTTGGCGAGCACCAGCTCCACCACCACCGCCACCAAATCCACATAATATCTTTCCACCACTTTGAACATTCACATTAGTTTCTTCATGCTCAATGCCTAATGCGGAGGTTCCATTGCCGCCACTACCACCGTTGGTACTACCACCATCAGACCAACTGTCGGCACCTTGTCCGCCATCTCCACCAGCACCATACAATCTTCCACTACTACCCACATCAACACTTAAAACAACATCAGAATTCCAAGTTCCTGTTCTAAGAGCGACGTTTGCTTGGTTTCCTTTTGCTGAACCAATGGTTTTATTTACATGAATAAGTATCTTTGAACCTGCTTCTTTTCTTCCTCGGAATCCACCAATAACAGTTACACTATTGTTGTTATATCTGTTCTTAGCATTTTGTCTGCTTTCTTGTCCACCACTATGAAAGTCTACAACAACATTTAGTCTCTTGTTATAGAAGTCACTGAACTTAATTTCACCTGATGTTGGAACGCCACTATCAATACCATTGAATGATAAGGAACCAACAGTTTGGCTTAGTCTGTAACCACCCAAAGACATTTGATTGCCTGCTAGGTTTCTACCAAACTCATCTGAGATATTTGTAGCAGATATTTGACCAGAAGAAGGTGTTGCCATATTAGCTAGAAGTTACAGTTTCCCATCCAGATGCTGTGCGGACCTGGATTTTATTGAGTGTAGTGTTGTAGATCAAAGCACCTGGAGTCAAGTTATTCAAGTTATTTCTGTTGGTAGTGCTGACCTTTGGTAGAATCATAAACCTATCAGAGGAGAATGACTCACCATCATCGTTAGCAGTTGCAGAACCTAAGTCAAGAGCACATACTGGATTAGTTGTACCCGAACCAATACATCCCTTCTGAGTTACAACAACTCTCGCTGAACCACCTTGAGGATGTGTTGCTGGGTTGATAGCAAAACGTAAGGCATTACTATCAATTCTATCTACACCTTGTGGATCGCTTGAGGAAAATACTGAATATCCCAGGTCATTCTGTTCAATATGATAGAAGGTTGAAATGCCAGATGTCACATGAGTATTGACATTTACTCTTCCGTTTGCACCATTTCCAGTTCCATTATCCAGTACAACTGAGAATCCATCAGGTGCTAAAATGTTACCTGAAAAACTCAGTGCAGATAAAGAACCAGTAAGAGTAAGACCACCGACAACACTTAAGTCACCATTGATGAATGTATCTCCTGTAAATGTCGATACACCTGTTACACTCAATTTAGTTGATGGTGTGGTTACACCCAGACCTAAGTTGCCCTCATATGTAAGAGTAAGTAAAGGATCTGCTTTATGGAACCAATTGAAACCACCTGTATTGATACCAGTTCCACTACCAGCGTGAAGGTAACTATTAACATGACCTAAGTCATAGTTTACAATGTCAAGAGATCTTGAGTCACTGTAAGTTGACCCACTATCTCCACCGTATCTGATACCACCTGATGTGGATCTATTTGGAAGTCCTCTTCCTAGTTCAATAGCAGCATTATCATTTGTGCTTCCAACGTAGATAGAAGAAAGTCCAACATTTTGAACTTCGATATTACTTAATGGTGCAGTTGTGCCTACTCCAACCTTACCTTCTACACCAAGATTAGCAGTCGCTTCAATATATCCCGACGTAACAGTTGAAGCAGTTACATCATCAACCTCAATATCAGGAGTTCCAGTCAGTGACTGTGCTGTTGATGCTGTTCCAACCACATCTCCAGTAACATTTCCAGTTACATTCCCATCAAATGTTGTAGCAGTGAGAATACCAGTAAAACTTAAACCCTCAGCAATCTTACTATCATCAATGACAGGTAAGAATTGATGACCGATAGTTCCTTTCGTTATATGTCCAGCATCTAGTGCTTCAATACCAGGACCATTTCCAAATATACTATTTGCAGTTAGAATACCAGTAACAACTACGTTTCCACTATCACTGAAACCAACACCACCTGTAAAAATACCAACAGCGGTTTGATCATTACCACCAACTTGGAAGGTGAAACGTGGATCTGTAGTCGCAATTCCTACATTTCCAGCAGCATATATGCTTGTGAATCCTAGTCCTACGTCTGTATCAACCCACTGTGATGTTGGCAGGTTTGATAGTGTAGAACCATCACCAAAGTATGTCAGAATACCTGTTGTAGCGGTCACAATACCGCTTGTAGGTGCTTCTAGTCGTCCGAATGTACCATCGGTTATAGTAGCGAAACCAGTGACGTTCAGGGCGCTAACAAACTCATTTCCAGCAGTTATTACACCAACAACATTGATATTCCCGCGAACATCAAGAGACTCAGCAGGAACGGTCGTACCGATTCCTACCAAGCCTTGAGAGTTGACTATAAAATTGTCTTCATCAACCTGAACACCATCACGAAAATTAAATGACTTCCTGATATTC